GCAAGCGATTCTACAGTCATAGACTTAAAGCAAGTGCTTACCGCAACACAAACGATTACTGGTGGCGCAAGTGCGACCACTATCAATTTCCACATTGGTGGAGTTGAGATCAGCTAATGTCACCAACTTATAAGTTAAGCAACGCTGGTGGCTTTACAAGCAAACAGCGATACACTTCAATGTTAGCTGGCAACCCAGCGCCAGCTTTTTTCGAGGTGCTTACTGTTGCAGGCGGCGGCTCAGGTGGCGGCACAACTTGTTGCGGCGTTTGGCCAGGCGGCGGCGGTGCGGGCGGTGTTTTGTACACAGCAAGCGCAGTTTTGCCCTATGGAACAACGCACAATGTTACTGTCGGTAGTGGTGGGGCTGCGCCAGCATCTGGCGGACACCCAAATGGTAACCCAGGCAACAACTCAGTGTTTAGCACATTTACAGCAATCGGCGGCGGCTACGGTTCGGGCATTCAACAAGCAGGCGGTGCTGGTGGTTCTGGTGGTGGCGCTGGCGATTACACGAATAGTCAACTAGGTGGAGCTGCAACTGCAGGTCAAGGTTTTGCTGGTGGTAACGGTGGCGGCGGCGGTGGCGGTGGTGCAGGTGCAGTTGGTACTGCTGGCACAAGAACTACTAATGGTGTTGCTGGTGGCGCTGGCACAAATACATACTCAACATGGCTTTCTGCAATAGGTTTAGGGGTTGGCGGTTTTATTGCTGGTGGTGGTGGCGGTGCCGCCTCATCGGGTGGAACTGCTGGTCCTGGCGGTTCAGGCGGCGGTGGCAACAGTGGCACTTTCCAAGGGAATGGAAGCGCAGGAACTTCACTAACTGGTAGTGGCGGTGGAGCTGGCGGCCAATCACAAGCTGGAAACACTATTGGTGGTGCAGGTGGTTCAGGGTTTGTTGTAATCAGGATACCTGGCACATACACAGCAGCAGCTACAACGGGGTCGCCGACTCGCACAGTCTCAGGCGGCTACACTTATTACCACTGGACAGGAAACGGGAGCATCACAATCTAATGGCTCACTTTGCGAAACTAGACGAAAACAACGCGGTGCTTGAAGTTAATGTTGTGTCAAATAGTGCGCTAGATTCTAACAATGAAGAAGCAAGTGGCATTGAGTTTCTTATTGAATGGTCAGGCGGGCACACCAACTGGAAGCAGACTTCCTACAATGGGAACATAAGAAGGAACTTTGCAGCCATTGGTTCTACATATTTAGAAGAAGAAGATATTTTTATTGCGCCACAACCTTACAATTCTTGGAAACTTTCTAATGTTGATTATACTTGGAAAGCACCAAAGCCACAACCAGATGACGGTTGGGTTTATTTTTGGAATGAAGAGACTATTGAATGGGAAAAGCAGAACTTTAAAGTCGGAGAGTTGCCAGCTGAAGGAGAAAACGAATGACAAGATCTCGTGATGTAGCTGATACCCAAGACAACCTCGGCGGGGCGGTTGCACCGTTTGTTGCGGGGAAGAACAAGATCATCAATGGTGACTTTGGTATTTGGCAGCGTGGCACCAGTTTTTCAAATCCTTCAGTTTTCCAATACACAGCCGATAGATGGCAAGGTGTTTTTAACGGAACGGTGACTGGAGCAATAACGACACAACAGGCATTTGCCTTTGGAACTGCACCCGTTGCAGGTTACGAAGGTACTTATTTTATGCGTCAAGTTACAACTGGGCAATCAGGTGGCAGTGTGCAGGCAATTGCACAAAGAATTGAAGATGTAAGAACTTTTGCAAACCAAACAATAACTTTTTCTTTTTGGGCAAAGGCTGATACATCAAGAAATTGGACTTGTCGTTTTATTCAATCATTTGGCTCGGGTGGGTCAGGAGATGTAAGCACTGCAAATAGCAGCAATTTTGCAGTAACAACATCTTGGCAACGATTTAGTGCAACCTTTACATTGGCAAGCATTGCTGGAAAAACTATCGGCGCGGGTTCTTATTTGTATGCAATTATTGATGGTCCTGTAGACACAGGTCAAACAATGGACATTTGGGGCGTGCAGGTTGAAGCAGGTTCAGTTGCTACCCCATTCACCACCGCATCAGGCTCAATCGGCGGGGAGTTGGCATTGTGTCAGCGGTATTATGAAACGGGCACTGGTTATCAACATGGTCGTAATGGAGCAGGAGTTGGCGACAATCACCCTTGGATTGGAATGACTAACACTCATTTTCAGGTACAAAAACGAGCAACGCCGACTATAACTCTAGGTTCAGTAACAAACACACTGTGCTACACTAACAGTGGCAGCACATTATCCATCACTGGGTCAGGCTTTCACCAAAGCATCTTATATCTCACTGGCGGAGTCGTTAGCAACATGACTATTAGCCAACAATGGACAGCATCGGCGGAACTATAAATGGAATATGCAATGACATACACATACGAAGAAGTAGTTGACCTTGAAGGACAGATTAGATCTGATGTAATTAGGCGCATTGAAGATGATGCGATTATTTCAAAAGACCTAGCAAACGTTGATTATCAGGCTTATTTGAATCGTGACAACCCAGACTGGGGCAAGCCACTTCTGTAAACAAGATCGGGGGACCAATGAGATTTCACGTCGTATCGCTTCCACACACAAACACAACTAAAGACTTCACAAGTTGCGCATTCACTGAAAAAGTGCGCCGTTTCTGCATCATGATGACAGACCTCGGACATGAGGTTGTTCTTTACGCTGGCGAAGAAAATGAAGCGCCAGTGACGGAGCTAGTCACTTGCATCAATGAAAAGCAACGAGCTGCTGCAACTGCGGGCGGCCACTATACAACAGCCTCGTTTGATATGACACTGCCGCATTGGCAGATCTTCAATGCAAACGTCATTCGCGAAATGACAACAAGGCTGCAACCAAAAGACTTCATTTGTCTGATCGGTGGCTACGCACACAAACCAATCGCAGACGCTTTCCCTGACCACATGTCAGTGGAGTTCGGCATTGGCTACGGTGGCACATTCGCACGGTATCGCGTTTTCGAGTCCTACGCATGGATGCACTCGGTCTATGCAGGGCACAAGAATCCGACCACAGTAGATGGCAATTTCTTTGATGGGGTCATCAACGGATATCTCGAGCCTGAGATGTTCCCAGCTGGCAAAGGCGACGGCGACTACTACTTTTTTATTGGCAGGCTGATCGAGCGAAAAGGCTACAACATCGCACAAGAAGTCTGCGAGCGCCTCGGCAAGAGGCTCATCATCGCGGGCCCTGGTCAACCAAGTGGTGGCTATGGCGAGTTCATCGGCAACATCGGCCCCGAAAAGCGGGCAGAGTTGATGGGCGGCGCGATTGCGTTGTTTGCACCGACCACCTATATCGAGCCATTCGGCAACATCGTGGTCGAAGCTCAGACTTGCGGCACTCCAACCATCACAACCGACTGGGGCGCTTTCACTGAGACCAACGTTCACGGCGTCACAGGCTTCAGGTGCCGCACTCTTGCGGACTTCATGAAGGCGGCAGAGGACGTTAAGTCCTTAAATCGCACAAAGATCAGAAAGCAAGCAATCGAGAAATACTCACTCGAAGCGATAGCACCGAAATACCAAGACTACTTTGAGCGGTTGTTGACCCTTTGGGACGACGGCTGGTACCAACTAAGCAAAGAAAAGGCCACTAAATGAGCTTATCGAAAAGACTGCGAGCAGCAGGCGAGCAACGCGCTCAGAACATGTTCATGGAGCCGCTTATCCCTTCACGGCCAGCTTACGCGACCCCAGCTGGTGTTGATGTTAATGCCGAGTCTGCGATTCGCATGTCCACCGTTTACGCTTGTGTTCGCCTTTTGGGCGACACCATTTCATCTTTGCCGCTTGGCGCTTATGTTCGCCGCGGCCGCAACCGAATCCCGTACGCCGCAGTCTATGGCGAGCAACCAGCTTGGGTGAACAAGCCAAACCCAGATTGCACCCGCTTGGATTTCTACGAGCAAGTGATCTCGTCTTTGAACTTACACGGCAACGCCTTTATCATCACAGTGCGCGACGACCTTGGCGATGTCGTTGAACTCTACGCTGTGAACCCGCTAAACGTTCGCATTCGACGCCCTGACCCAAATGCAGAGGTCCTTTATGAAGTGACTATCGGCATCCAGCCAGGTGGCGTGGTGTACGAGGACATGCAGTCTGTGACACAAGAAGTCAAAACCATGGTCTTGACCAAGCGCGAGATGCTTCATATTCCGATGTTTAAACTCCCTGGCCAGCTTCTTGGCCTTGGTCCAATCGGCGCGGCTCGCATTACTCTGGGCTCTGCGATGGCAGCCGAGGTTTACGCAGCTAGCTACTTTGGCAACGCCGCCAACCCTGGCGGTGTTATTGAAGCCCCAACCGAGTTGACCGAGGAACAAATCACAGACATCGCCCGCAACTGGAACCTTTCACATTCGGGTCCTTACCGCGCTGGCAAGCTCGGTGTTTTGACTGGTGGCGCTTCGTTTAAGCCGCTGACACTTAACGCCGCCGACGCTCAGCTTCTTGAAGTGCGCCGCTTTGGCGTCGAAGAGATTGCGCGGATATTTCGCGTTCCGATCTCACTTCTTGGCCACCCAGTAGCTGGGGCCATGAGCTTTGCATCAGTTGAAGCTCAGAACCTGTCCTTCGTGCAACACTCGCTGCGCCCACTTCTCGAGCGTTTAGAACAAGCACTCTCACCACTTTTGCCCGAGCCTGATGGTTTCATCAAGTTCAACCTTGACGCGCTACTTCGCGGCACCACACTCGAGCGCTACGAGGCTTACACCAAAGGACTTAACGAGGGCTTCTTGTCACTCAATGACGTTAGAGCCGTTGAAGACCTAAGCCCATTGGGCGAAGCTGGAGATCAGTACCGAGTTCCACTGCAAAACATTGACGCGTCTGACGCAAAAGACGTCGGTTTAAAGTTGCGCACCGAAATCGCTACTAACTTAATTCAAGTCGGCTTCGAGCCGAAATCAGTGCTTGAAGCGGTTGGTTTGCCGCCTATGGACCACACGGGCGTTCCAACTGGCCAGCTGCAACAAGTCTCAACGATTGACCCTGAAGACCCACTTGCGGTCTATGAGGTTAAATAATGCCGTATTACATTTCGGACCAACAGAGCGACTGCTCAAACTGGGCAACTGTAATGCAAGAATCAGACGGCAGCTACACAACAATAGGCTGCCACGACAACAAACAAGACGCGATTGACCAAATGGTCGCAGTCTCTATCTCTGAGGATATGGAGCCTGGGGGCGAAGTTGGCCAACGAACAACCGTCGGGGACGATAGGAGCAAGATGAAGAAGATCGAACGTCGTACCT